CGAGGAGAAAAAAATGGCTAATGAACTAGAAAAGTTCGACAATGAAATCGAAGCTGTGGCCGAAGAGCAAGTAGAACTTGACGAGTTTAAGGCCAGCGGTGAAAATTCAGAAATCGCTGACCCTGTGACGAAAGGAAGCAACAAAAGACCAGCAGATAAGACTGTAGGTTTTAAAGCACCTAATCCAGGCGGAGCGGACGTAAAATCAGGATCAGAGTCTAAAGGCGAAGACCTAATTGGATCTAAAAGTGGCAAGAAAGCTCCAGCTCGAAAAGCTGACAAGAGCGTTTCTGCTAACATGAAAGATCACCTAAGGTAGCAACCCCAGGACAAGGTGCTGGTGTCAAGGAAGATATCGACGCTATATTTGGCGAAGACTTATCCGAAGACCTAAGAGAAAAAGCTGAAACTGTATTTGAAGCTGCAGTTAATGCTAGAGTATCAGAACTCAATGATCAATACTCAGAAGCATTTAATGTGCAGATCGATGAGGCTAAAGAAGCAATCAAAGAAGACATGACTGGTAAACTTGATGAATACATCAATTACTTATCAGAGCAGTGGCTAGAAGAAAACAAAGTTGCTATCGAGTCATCACTTAAAGTTGAAGTTGCTGAATCATTCATGTCTGGTCTTAAAGGATTAATAGAAGCACATAACGTGATTCTTCCAGAAGATGAACAAACAGATGTTCTTTCAGCTCTTGAAACAAGAGTAGAAGAACTCGAAGGTAAACTCGAAGAAGAGACTAGTGAGAAAGTACAACTTTCAAACGCTCTATCAGAGTCACTAACACAGAACATTTTTGCTGAGGCTACTAAAGGCTTAGCAGAAACTCAAATTGAAAAACTCCGTGCTCTATCGGAAGGACTTGATTATGAGAACGTCGAGGATTTCTCTAACAAACTTAACACTTTGAAAGAGTCATATCTTGAAACTAAACAGGCTAAAACATCAGACGTGTCTGATGAAAGCCCAGTGGAAATTGCTGAAGAAACTGAAGCAAAACCATTAGGTGAAATGGCCAAGTATGCAGACGCAATTGCGCGAACTGTTAGAAAATAATTCGTATTTTAAAAGGGGAAACTATAATGGAATCTAATTACGAAGTACTTCAAAACAAATGGCAGCCAATTATTGAGCACACAGACCTTCCTGATATCCAGGACAGTCATAAAAAATCAGTAACTGCAGTTTGTTTGGAGAACACAGAAAAGGCAATCAGAGAAGACAGAGGGTTCTCACCGAACTCACTACTTGCTGAGGCACCTACAAACGCTACAGGATCAGGCGTTGATAACTATGATCCAGTTTTAATCAGTCTCGTACGTAGAGCAATGCCTAACTTAGTCGCTTATGACTTAGTTGGTGTACAGCCTATGACAGGTCCTACTGGTTTGATTTTTGCTATGAGAAGCAGATACACAAACCAATCTGGAACTGAGGCTTTCTATAACGAAGCTAACGCAGAACATTCATCTATTCCTGGAACAGGTGGAAGTAATACAACTATCGGTTTAAGCCAACATGGTGACCAACCTTCAGGAAATAGTACTTCATACAACTTCCAAGCTGGTATGGATACTTCTGATGCTGAATCTTTAGGTGAAAGTGGCGGAACTGCTTTTGCTGAAATGGCTTTCTCAATTGAGAAGATTGCTGTAACAGCTAAATCAAGAGCCCTAAAAGCTGAATATTCAATGGAACTTGCTCAGGATCTAAAAGCTATTCATGGCTTAGATGCTGAAACAGAACTTGCAAACATTCTTTCAACAGAAATCTTAGCAGAGATTAACAGAGAAATCGTAAGAACAGTTAACTTAGTTGCTGTTACTGGTGCACAACAAAACGTTGCTACAGCAGGATCTTTCGACTTAGACGTTGACTCTAACGGTAGATGGATGGTTGAGAAGTTTAAAGGTCTTATGTTCCAAATCGAAAGAGAAGCTAATGAGATCGCAAGAGGAACAAGAAGAGGAAAAGGTAACATCATGTTATGTTCTTCTGATGTTGCTTCTGCACTTCAAATGGCTGGCGTATTAGATTATACACCTGCTCTTAACTCTAACAATCTACAAGTTGATGATACTGGCTCTACTTTTGCTGGTGTTCTTAACGGAAGAATCAGAGTATTTATCGACCCATACTTTACTCCTACAAGTGGTGTACATTACATGACTGTTGGTTATAAAGGGTCAAGCGCTTTTGACGCTGGATTATTCTACTGTCCGTACGTACCATTACAAATGGTTAGAGCGGTTGGTGAGAACACATTCCAACCAAAAATTGGATTCAAAACTAGGTATGGAGTTGTTGAAAACCCATTCGCTAGAGGTACTACTGCATTAAGTGATGCTGGTGCTCTTGATGACAACGCTAACAAATACTACAGAAGAGTATTAGTTAAAAACATTATGTAATCTTAACCGAGTATGTTTTAAAGGAGGCTTCGGCCTCCTTTTTTTGTCTTTATTTTTGTATAACCGTTGACTTCAAATCGACTATTTGGG